CCCCACGATGGAGGCCCCCCGTGGCTGACACCCCCACCACCCAGGCGCCCGGCGAGGCGGCGCCCAACGGCCGGCCGCTGGAGGTCAAGGCGCCGCCCGGGCACAGCCTCATCGCCCACCAGGTGCACGGCTGGTGCTCCAAGTGCGACGGCATCGAGCTGTGGGAGGAGCTGTTCGCCTGGCGCAACCGCGAGCGCGCCCGCCTCACGGACGACCCGTTCACCGACGTGGCGCCCGCCCCGTCCCGAGAGGGGGAGCGCGCCCATGGCTGACCCGGCCTACCTGACGAACGAGGCGTCACCCACGACCGCCGCGCCCCTCGTCGGCCTCATCGAGGAGGCCGGCGACCTGGCCGCCGCGCTCTTCGAGCCGCTGCCGGCGGGCGAGGAAGCCACCGCCTACGTCACCCTGATCGCCCCCACGGCGTACGGCACCGTCCCGCTCGGCATGTGGGGCTTCCAGCGCGCCGCCGACGGCTCCGTGACCATCCTCGGCGCCCTGCCGGAGGTGACCCTCCATGGATGAGCTGGAGGAGGCCCTGGCCGCCGCCGAGGAGGACGTGGCGGCGGAAGTACGCGCCGTCCTGGAGGAGGTGGCCGAGGAGTTCGCCGCCGAACTGGCGGACGCCACGGAGCTGGTGGCCGCCCGCTTCAGCGTGTCCCGCATCGCCGGCATGTGGAGCCGGCGGGTGCCGCGCCTGGTGCGCCGCCTCCTCGGCGTCACCGAGCAGGCCGCCGAGACGGCCGCCGGCCAGGTGGACGCCGAGCTGCCGGACGGGTGGGACGACCTGCCCGGCCGCCACGACCGGGACGAGGAGCTGCCCGAGGGCATCGGCCAGTACGTGGAGTCCACCGAGCACCTGCTACGTGCCGTGGGCGACCGCCTGGCCGAGGTAGCCGTGCGCGAGCTCGCCGCCGGCGCCGACGCCGGGGAGGACCTGGAGGCGCTGCGCGCCCGCCTGCTGGCCGTGTTCGCCCGCGAGGGGGCGCAGCTCGGGGAGAGCCGGGAATCCCTGATCGCGACGACCGAGGCGGCCCGCGCGTGGAACACGGCCACCCTGGCCGCCGCCCAGGCCCTCACCGGCCCGGACCGCCCGATCGTCAAGCAGTGGCAGACCCGCCGGGACAGCAAGGTGCGGGACGCCCACCACGACGTGAACGGGTTCGTGCGGCTGCTGGACGACGCGTTCGAGGTGGACGGCGTCGACATGCAGCACCCCGGCGACCCCAGCGCCCCGCCCAAGCTGGTGTGCAACTGCCGGTGCATCCTCCGCCTACAGCACGCCCCAGACCGCAGCGCCTCCGCCCTGGGAATCCCAGACGCCAGCCGAGGCGACGCCTACGAAACGCAGACAGCGGCGGCGACCAACCGCAAGCGCGGCATGATCGCGCTCCTGCCCAGCGAGGGGGACGCACAACGCCTGGCCCTGGAGGACGGGGAGCCCCCGGAGGAGCTGCACCTGACGCTGTGGTTCCTGGGGGAGGGCGCCGACTGGGGCGAGGACCAGCGTCGCGAGCTGGTGGAAGGCGTCCGCGCCCGGGCCGCCAGCCTGCCCGGCCCCATCCGCGCGAGCGCGTTCGGCGTCAGTCACTGGAACCCACACGGTGACCGCCCCGCATGGGTGTGGGCGATCGGCGACGACCCCGAGGCCGGCGACGAGGACGCCACGCTGCACGAGGCGCGCGCCGTCGCCCAGGACGCCCTGGAGGACGGCCACAACAACCCGGACCTGCCCCGCCAGCACTCCCCATGGGTCGCCCACTCCACGGGCGCCTACACCGCCGACACCTGGCCCCTTGAGGCCATGGCCGACCGCCTGGGCCCGCTCACCTTCGACCGTATCCGCGTCGCGTTCGCCGACGACCACACGGACATCCCCATCGGCCCCGAGGAGGAGCCACCCATGGACAACCCCACAGACGAGGCCCAGGCCGCCGCGCTGCCGGTACGTACCTGGTCCACCCCGGACGGCACGGCCCTGGCGTTCGAGGACTCCGAGACGGGCGACGGCCGCATCTTCGCGTCCGGCGCCATCTACTGGGAGACCGGCCCCTGGCCCCTCCAGTACGCGGACGAAATGGGCATGGGCCACGAGGGCGCCGAACTCGCCGGCGCCATCGAGGAGCCCGGCCGGGACAGCGCCCGCATCACCGGCCGCGGCCCCCTCTACCTCACCCAGCGCGCCGGCTATGAGGTGGTGACCCTGCTGGAGCAGGACCCGCCCGCGCCCCTCGGCGTCTCGGTGGACCTGGACAGCGTGGACGTGGAGTTCGTGGACCGCACCCTGGCCGAGGACGAGGACGGTGGCCTGGTGCTCGCCGCGTCCCTGCCGTACGCATCCGTGATGCGTCTGGAAGACGGCGGGTGGGTCATCAACGCCGCCACAGAGGTGGAGGTGACGGCGGCCGGTACCTCCCTGACGCGCCGCCAGCACCGCGCCCAGCTCATCACCGGCCCGGGCGGCACCCTGTCCGCTGCTGCCCTGGCCGTGTTCGACGGAGCGCGGCTGCCCAAGCTGACGGCGGCGGCCGGGGACAGCGACAGCGACGACGGCGTGGTCCTCCACTCCGAGCAGGCCGGCGACTTCGTCATCCGCATCACCAAGGCCCGCCTGCGCGGCGCCACCCTGGTGGCCATGCCCGCCTTCGACCAGGCCCGCATCGTGCTGGACCCGGTGGAGGAGCCGGACGAGGAGCAGGCCGCCGCCGCGGCCGCCGCGCTCACCGCCGCCGCCTCCGCCCCGGGGGAGACCCGCCAGCGCGTCATCAGCTACGTGCGCGCCTCGCCCGGCCCCGTGGGAGCGGCGGCCGTGGGCAAGGCGCTGGGCATCGCCACCAGCACGGCCGCCGGCCACCTGCGTGCCGCCGCCAAGGACGGCCACCTGGTGCGCCTCGCCGCCGGCCTGTACGTCGGCGCCTCCTCCATGCCCGAGGGCGCGCACGCCACCGCCAGCGCCGCCGGGGTGGTCGACGGCGACGACCAGGGCCTGACGGACCTGGTGGCGTCCGCCTGGACGGCCATGCGCGACCTGCCCCCCATGCCCAGCGGGTGGTTCGCGGAGCCCACGGAGGAGGAGCTGCCGCCGGGCAGCGGCGGCGTCCACTACAGCAACGGCCGGATCTACGGGTGGGTGGCCCAGGCCGGGGAGCCGCACGCCGGGTTCGCCAACCGCCGCCTGACCATCGACAGCCTGGGCGACATCGACACCACGCACTTCCTGCGCGCCCGCTTCCTGCTGGACAACGGCGAGATGGTCAAGGCCGGCGCCTTCACCATGAACGCCCCCCACACGGCGGACGGGGCGGAGTGCGACAGCGCCGCCTGCCAGTTCGACGACACCAGGACCGTGGCCGGGATCGTCACGGTGGGCATGAACGCCCGCGGCATGTGGTTCTCCGGTGCCGCCGCCCCCTGGCTGTCGGAGTGGGACCGCACCGTGTTCATGGGGTGCCAGCCCAGCTACCACATGAAGAAGGGTGACAACGGCCGCTGGCAGCTCCGGGCCGTGCTCTCCGTCCCCGTGCCCGGCCACTCCTCCCCGCTGCTCGCCGCCGCCGTGGAGCGCGGCAACCTCGCCCTGGCCGCCTCGGCCGCCGCCGTCCTGGACAACCCGGACACCGTGCCCGGACACGGTCCGGACACGTCCGGGCACGGTGTCCGCCCGGGCATGGCGGACGGCCTTGACCTGCCCGGACAGCGTCCGGACACCCCCGGCGGACACGGTCCGGACAACATGGCCGCCCTGCTGGACAACCCGGCATTCCTGGACGGCCTCCAGGCCGCCCTGGCTCGCCGGGACACCGAGCGGCGCGAGGAGGTAGCGGCCCTGTCCGCCGCCGTCCTCGCACCCACCACCACCGACCCCGAGGGAGACCAGTAGTTATGGGATGCGCCTGCAACCAGCGCGGCAAGATCCAGTACGAGGTGGCCATGGAAGCCGGCCGTGGCCGGTCCGCCTTCAAGAGCGCCAGCAAGCCCACCGCCATCACTGTGTCCGGGCGTTACGACGGCAGCGCCGTCCGTATCCAGGGCACCAACGAGATCGTCTTCCACAAGGAGACGTACGAGGTGGCCGAGGACGGCGGCAAGGGCATCGTGGTGTTCGCCCACTCCGACCTGGGCCAGGCCCTGGAGCACGCCGGGACCGTGGCCGGCGCCGTCGTCCGGGAGCGGGAGACCGGCGACCTGATCCAGCCCGTCCCGGCCACCGACCTCGGCAAGGCCGAGGCGCCCGCGTAGCGGCCTGCCGACCGCCCCGGGCGACCACCCTCCGCCCGGGGCCCGGCAGCCCCTCAGCACGCCACGCAGCACCCGCGCAGCGCCTGGTCAAGACACCACCGCCGCGCGGAAGCTACTATTCCGTTTGATCGCTGGTTTAGGGCCGGATCTCCATCGCACACCGCTGGAGATCCGATCATGGATTTCGAAATCCCCGGGGACGTCACCGCTCTCGATGACGAGGCCCTGGCCCAGGCCCTGGACGGGGCCCGCGCCGCGTTCGCCGCCCTGTCCGGACAGGACGTCATCGACGGCGACGCCATGACCCGCATGCGCGCCCTGGCCGCCTGCGTCGAGGACATCCGTACCGAGCAGACCGGCCGTGTGGAGGCCGCCACCCAGGCCGCCGCCGAGATCGAGGCCCTGGCCGCCCAGGTCCGCGGCGAGGAGGCCGCCCCGGCCGCACCCGCCGCTGCTCCGGAGGGCGAGGAGCCGACCGAGCCGACCGCCGCCGCCACCGAGCAGCCCCCGGCCGCCACGGACCAGCCGGCCGCCACGGACACCGCCACCGCATCCGCCGTCATCGTGCCGCCCCGTCCCGCGCTCAACCTGAGCGCCGTCCGCCGCGCGCAGCCGCGCGTCCTGCCCGAGGCCCCGCCGCCGGGCACCACCATCACCGCGGCCGTGGACGTCCCCGGCTACACCCCGGGCGCCACGCTCAACTTCGACGACGTCGTCAAGGGCATCAACACCCGTGCGACCGCCCTCAAGACGGCCGGCGGCGGCGTAGGACAGGTGATCAGCTACCACCACCCCTACGCCCAGGACACCATCGTCACGGACTCCAGCAGCGCGCCGGAGGGCACCACCGTGGCCATGGCCGCCTCCAGCCAGTCCCGGCTGCCCCAGGGCGACCTGGTCGCCAGCGGCGGCTGGTGCGCCCCGTCCGAGACGCTGTATGACCTGGTGGACACGTCCTGCCCGGATCTCCTGTGGGACGCCCCGGAGATCCAGCTCGCGCGCGGCGGCCTGCGCTACTACATGCCGCTGTCCCTGGACGTCGCCGCCATGACCTGGGTGCACACCGAGGCAGACGACATCGCGGGCAACACCAAGCCCTGTTACCGGGTGCCCTGCCCGGACCCCGTGGAGGTCCGCTGCGACGCCGTCGGTGTCTGCCTGGAGGCCGGCATCCTGACCCAGAGGCACTTCCCGGAGCTGATCGCCTGGTACCTGCGCAACAGCATGGTGGCCCACGAGATCCGCATCAGGCAGTACCTGTTCCAGAAGGCCCTGGCCACTGCCACCCCGGTGACCATCCTCCAGTCCATGGGAGCCCTGGGCGCCGTGTTCGGCGCCGTCGCCCTCCAGGCCGCCGACATGATCGAGCGCCACAGCCTGTGTGACTCCACCTCCCTCGAGGTGGTGTTCCCCTGGTGGTCCAGGAATCTGTTCCTGGCGGACCTGGCCCGCCGCAACGGCGTCAGCATCAGCGAGGTCACCGTCGCGGACGTACAGGCCCTGTTCACACCGCTCGGTGTGCGCATCCAGTGGGCCCGCGGCCTCGCCCCGGCCGTTCCCGCCGACATCGGCGGCACCACCGCCGCCACCACCTGGCCGGACACCGTCCAGTTCCTGATCTACCCGGCGGGCGGGCTGGTCATCGGCCGCGGCGAGGACGTCAACCTGGGTGTCATTCACGACAGCACCAAGTTCTCGACGAACGATTACACGGCCTTGTTCGCGGAGGAGTGCATCGCCCTGGTCGACAGGTCGGTGGACACCCGGGTCGTGACCGTGCCCGTCTGCGCGTCCGGTGAGACCGGCGCCCAGACCCTCGTGGCCTGCCCGGCAGCCTGACCGCCCCGGTCACCCGATGACGCGCGTGCCGGGCCGGCGCTTCCCGGTCCCGGCCCGGCACGCGCCCCACCCATGACTGGAGGTGCGTGATGCCCGCAGGACTGCGCCAAGTCGTCCCCGGTATCCCTGGCACGCCACTCCCTCACGGCATCCTCGGCGCCTCATGCACCACCGTCATCGACGTCACCGAGGACGAGATCCACCAGCTCAACGGCGTGGAGTGGCTGGCCCTCGGCTGCGCCCCCGCACGCGACTGGCCGGACCCGTGCGAGGACCCGCAGCCGGGAGACCCCACCGAGAAGGAGTTCGCCCGCCTGACCACCGAGGCGGCAGCACCCATCACGGTGTACGCCGGCGTGGAGTGCTCCGCGCCCGGCTTCCCCTACGAGGAGGCACGCGAGCAGGCCCTGGCCGCGCTGGCACTCGGCGAGCAGCACGCCATCGAGGCCGGGTTCATGCGAACCAAGCTGTCCGTGGAGGCCGTGGACCTCACCCCCGCCGACGGCCCGCTGAACATCGCCCAGGGCATCGCCGCCCTGGAGGGCTGCCTGGCCGAGAGCTACGGCGGCCAGGGCGTGCTGCACATCCCGGCCGGCGTCGCCGCGCTGCTCGGCTGCTGCAACGTGGTGCGGGAGGACCCGGCCACGGGCGGCCTGTACACGCTGGCTGGGAACTGCGCCGTCATCGGCGCCGGTTACAGCTTCCTCAACGTCGGCCCCGGCGGCATCCCAGCCGAGCCGGGCGCGGCCTGGCTGTACATCACCGGCCCCGTGGTAGTGCGCCGCGGCCCCGTCGACGTGATCCCGGACCGCTCCCGCGCGTCCGCGTCCGTGAACACCAGGAACAACGACCGCAGGGTGCTGGCGGAGCGGACGGTCGTCGTCGGCACCACCTGCACGATCTGCGCAGTGCAGGTGATGGCGTGCCCCTGAACATGATCACTGTGAAGCCCGAGCGGTCCCGCCTGGTGGCGTTCGCGCGGTGGGCGACCGCCCAGACACCCAAGGTCGGCACCGTCGGCCTGGGCGAGTTCGGCGTCCCGCCGGACCTGTTCGTCCAGGCCCCGGAGGAGGTCCTGGTGGGCGCCCTGGTGGACGGCCACCGCTACGTGTCCCCCCAGGAGGACGCCGAGCAGGGCCGCCCGGAGCCCGGCCAGGAGGAGCTGGGCCAGGAGCTGCTGGGCGTCGCCACCCCGGACGCGCTCACCCCGCCCGGCGACCCGGACGCGGATGCCGCGGCGATGGTGGCCGCCACCCCGCCCGAGTTTGTCGAACGGGCCATGACGGCCGTGCTGCTCGCCACCGACCTGGCCGCTTCCAACGCCGCCGCCCAGGAGTACGAGCTGGACGGCTTCCTGACGGGCAGTGACGCCCCTCGTGGGTTCCTCCCCCCGGCCCCGGACAGCCCGGACTACGCGCCGCTGGAGGACGCCCCCCACGACGAAGACCAGGGCGACGAGGACGGGGAGGCCGCCGGCGACGTCGGCCCCTTCGCGTGCGACCTGTGCCCGCGCGAGTTCACCACCGACCGCGGCCGGGACAGCCACCGCCGCCAGGTCCACAAGGAGGCGTGACCGGTGCCAGTTGAGCCTTTGCCGTGTGGGCCGGACGGCGGCACCGGCACGCCCGGTGACTGCGCGTGCGCCCCGTCCATCGCCACGACCTCCATGTGCCGCGCGGACGGCACGCCCGTGCTCGTCGTCGTGCGCTCCCCCTGCGGCACCTGCGGCACCCCGGCCGCCGACCCCGTCCAGGTGGGATGGATCGACCCCGTCACCGGCGTGTTCACCGCCGGCGCGCCGCCGGCCGGGACCGGGCCGTGCGACACGCCCACCGGCTGCCTGGAGACGATCTGCCGCCAGCGCTGCGACGACACCACCGGCGACGGCGAGGCGGACACCACGTACAGCGAGCTGTGGTGCCTGGCCGCCGATGGCACGGCCACGCTGCTGCTCACCTACCAGGACGACCCGTCGACCCCGTACGCGCCCGTCTCCCCGGTGGAGTGCACCTACGGGTGCCCGGAGCGCGAGACGGTCATGCTGTGCGACGACTCCGGCCCGTTCTTGAGGCGCTACACCTTCCTGGCCGGGGCCGCCTCCTACGAGGACGTGGCCCTGGACGGCCAGACCCCGCACCTGGTCCAGGGCGAGGTGGGCGCCTGCCCCAACTGCGCCCCGACGCCGCCCATCGCCACGGTGGGCCTGTGCCTCGCGGACGGCACCCCGATTGCCGTGGTGGTCTCCCGCCAGTGCGACGGCTCCACCACCCGGGACGGCTGGCTCAACCTCACCACCGGCGTATGGAACGCGGGCGCGCCCCCGGCCGGGACCGGCGCCTGCACCGACCCCAGCGCCTTCGAACTCTCGGGCATCCTGTGCGACACCGACCCCGCCACCGGCGAGGTGCTGGGCCTGGCCCTCGTCCAGTACGCCTACAACCCGGACGGCTCCCTGGCCAGCGTCACCCTGGTGGACCCGGCCACCGGTAACGCGTACGCGCTGCAAGGGGAGCTGAGGAACTGCCCGGCCGGCCAGGCACAGCCGGAAGCGGACCTGGTCCTGCTGTGCGACATCCAGCCGGACGGCACCGCCGTGGCGTTCGTACGGGACTACCGCCGCGACGAGAACACCCAGATCGTCGGCCACACCGACTACACCCTGGACGGCGCCGGCTACTTCCCCACCGGCACCGTGGGCAAGTGCCCCACCGACGTGCCCGGCCCCGTGCCCGTGGTCCCGCAGGTGTTCCACGGGGAGCTGGTGCTGTGCGACGACAACGGCCCGTTCATCCGCAAGCTGGTCCAGGACCCGGCCGGCGCGGTCACCGCGGTGGTCAACCTGACCCTGGCCGGCGCCACCTACGCCCCGGTGGGCACGGTGGGCCAGTGCCAGCAGGAGCCGGATTGCCCGGCCCAGACCGTGCTGGAGGCATGCCGGTGCGATGACGCGGACGGCGACGGCGTCCCCGAGACCGGCTACGTGGAGCTGCTCGCCGTGGACTGCGCCGGCGCCATGACGAGCGTGGGCACCTACCTGCCGGACTACTCCGCCCCCTACATCCCGGTGGCCCCCCTGCCGTGCGAGGAGGGCGAAGACCTGGGCGCGCCCCCGGCGTTCGGCGTCCAGGCGCACCGGCTGGAACTCGCCCCGGGCGAGACCTGGGACGCGGAGGACTCCCCGACGCTCCAGGCCGTCACGGCCACCGCCCACGGCGGCACGGGCACCGTCACGACCGCTGACGGCCCCTCCACCCTCCACGACGGCGAGACCACCGCCTGGACCGTCGCCCGAGACCATCACGCCCGCCTGGCCGGGCCCCTGACCATCACCGCCACGGACGGCACCGTGACCGTCTCATACACACGGGAGATTCAGCTGTGAGTGGATGCTGCGGGCCGAGCCCGGTTATCACCAGCCTGCCGGCGGTGCCGCGCGTGGACGTGGAAGGCAGCCTGCTGTGCGACGTCCTCCCGGACGGCACGGTCGCCGGCCAGGCCCTCGTGGAGGCGGTCTACGACACCACCAGCGGCGACCGCGTCGGGACCCGGACCGTGGACCCCGCCACGGGCGCCGCCTACGCCCCGCAGGGCACCCTCCAGCCCTGCCCGCCGCCCGACTCCTGCACGTGCGAGACGCTGCTCCTGTGCGACGTCACCGAGGTCACCACCCCGGGCGAGACCCCCGAGCGCATCACCAACGGCACCTTTCCCGCGGACGCCTCCGGGTGGACGCTGACCGGTGGCGCCCGCTACGTCCCGTCGAGCAGCCCTGACGGTTCGGTCGGCTTCCTCGACCTGTCGGCGGACAACAACCCGGCAGGCTCGGCCGAGCAGACGGTGACCGTCACCCCCGGCCTGACCTACAACCTGTCGGCCCGCATCGGCATCTGGGGCACGGGCGGGACAACGCCCCAGAGCGTGCTGGTCGAGGTGGTCGACGGGGCCGGGACGGTCCTGCACTCCCAGACCGTCACCCCCGTAGAGATCAGCGGCGGCCCGCAGTGGCCGGCCGATGGCGTGGTCGGGCCCGTGCCGATCGTCGCCACCGACACCGAGATGACGGTCCGCTTCACCGACCAGGTCGGCGGCGACTTCATCGACGCCCTGGTCGATGACGTCTCCCTCCTCGGTCCGGGCGTACCGGGGACCTCCGAGACGGCGGCGGTGCCGTTCCTGCGGACCATCTGCCGCACCTGCACCGGCACCGCGACCGTCACGGACACCACCCTGGACGGCGTCACCGTCTACGCCGTGCAAGGCGTCGTCGGCGTGTGCGGGCCCACCAGCGACGAGGAGCCCACGGCGCCCCTCCTCCTCGGCCAGGTCTGCTACGACGACGGCACCGGCACCGTGCGCGCCGCCGCCGTGGTGCGCTGCGCCGGATGCGACGACCCAGCCGTGCGATACGTGGACGTCGAGACCGGCGCCGAGGTCACCGCCCCGGCGGTCGTGCCGTGCGTGGACCCGGCCACCACGGTGACCGACGTGGAGACGTGGCCCCTGTGCGTGCTCAACCTGGACGGCAGCGTGCTTCAGCACGTACGCGCCGAGCAGGTCTACGACGCCGAGGGCACCCCGATGGGGCTGCCGCGGATCGTGGACGCCGTCACCGGCGGTCCGGTCTCCATCCCGGGCGGCGCCACCCTCGGCGTGTGCCCGGACGGCACGCTGTGCGACTCGCCCACCACGCCCGTCACCAGCGTGGGGCTGTGCCTCGCGGACGGCACACCGATCGCGGTCACCGTGGTCCGGGACTGCGACGCCAACGTGACCAGTGAGGGGTGGCTGAACCTCGTCACCGGTGCCTGGTCGGCCGGCGCCGTCCCGGCCGGGACCGTCGCCTGCGGTGACGCCCGCTCAATCCAGGTGTCCGGGACGTTCTGTGACGTCCTGCCAGACGGCACGGTCGCCGGCCTGGTCCTCGTGGAGTACAGCTACGACGACACCGGGGCGATCTCCTCGGTGCGCCTGGTCGACGCCGTCACCGGTGGCACCTACACCCCGACCGGCACCGTCACCACCTGCCCGACCGGCACGGAGCAGCCCGAGCAGGACGCCGTGGTGCTGTGCGACGTCCAGGCGGACGGCACGGTCACCCAGTTCGTGCGGGACTACCGGCGCGACGAGCTCGGCGCCATCGTGGGGCACACGGACTACCTCCTGGACGGCACCCCGTACGCCGCGACCACCGGCACGGTCGGCGTCTGCCAGTCGCAGTGCCAGGACTGCGAGACGCTGCTGCTGTGCGCGGAGGACCCCGCCACCATCACCGGACAGGGCCTGTCCTCGGGGACGCTCCCCAACGGTGTGGCATGGCAGACGAGGGCCAGCCTCACCGCCATCGGGAGCAGCGTCAGCAACGCGGACGGCGCATGGTGGGGCAACCCTGCGAGCTTCCCGAACGTCCAGGTCACCCCGTACACGTTCACCTTCAGTGAGCCGTCGGTCGTCGAGTTCTCCGTCTACATGGGGTACATCGCGAACCCGACGGAGACGGACGACAACTGCATGCAGCTCCCGGTCGGCCTGGAGGTCGTCAGCCTCCCCACCGGATGGAACTACAACGCGGTCACCGGCCTGGCGTGCGTGAACCTCCAGCAGGCCCCCGACCCGACCGGCGCGAACCTCGCCAACCCCACCAAGGCCGTGTCCGCACGGTTCCGCACTCCCGGCCCGGTGTCCACCCTGACCACGCTCTTCCTCGGCCCCCGCAGGGCCGTCAACGGGGCGTTCCGCACCTCGTGGGTCGGCGCCCTCCAGGTCACCCCGAGCGTGCAGTTCCTCCGCCGCATCTGCCGCGACTGCGAGGGCATGGTCACCGCCATCACGGACACGCTCCTTGACGGCACCACGGCCTACGCGCCGCCGGCCACGGTCAAGGTGTGCCAGCCGACGCAGGACCAGCCCCAGGGCACGGACGTGGAGCCGCTGCTCCTGTGCCACACGGCGACGGCGGACGGCACCGTGACGCCGTTCCTGCGGCACTTCGTCTACAACGCCTCCACCGGCGCCGTCACCGGCTTCAGGGACACGCAGCTCAACGGCACGACCCTCTTCAACGCGGGCGCCGGCACGGTCGGCTTCTGCACCGATCCGCAGCCCGAGCAGGACGCGGTTCTGCTGTGCCACACCGCCACAGACGGCACGGTGACGGAGATCGTCCGGGACTACCGCAGGGACGACACCGGCGCGATCATCGGCCACTCGGACTACACCCTCGGCGGCGCCACCTTCGACACGACCAGCGGCACCGTGGGCCAGTGCCGCCCGGTGGACTGCACGAGCACGCCCCTGTGCGTGCGCCCGTCCGGGACCGTGGAGTTCATCAGCAACGCGGACAACAACACGGACGGCCGGGTCGACCCCGTCTGGAAGTGGTCCCTCGGCAGCCTCGCTGGCCCCTGGTACGACATGTACCAGGTCGGCGTCTACCCGGGGTGGACCGTGACCGACTCGGGCACTGCGGGCGGCACCGCGCACTGGGTTGCGCAGCACCCTGACCGCACGGTCACCAATACCGGCCTGCCGGGTGAGGGTCCGACCATGACGCCGGCGACCCCGGACTGGTACGCGCGGGCCTCGTTCGACCTGCCGCCGTTCGCGGACCCCGCCACCATCAAGGTTTCCTCCACCGTCCTCAACGCCGACCAGATCGCGGTGGAGTGGCGGCTCAACGCCGGCCCCTGGCAGGCCGTCAACCGCAACCACGCCCAGCCGGCCTACACGTTCGGCCCGGCCGCCGTGCCGGGCGCGCAGGCGGGCACGAACACCCTCTACCTCCACGGCCAGGAAACGGTCTTCGGTAGTGGCGCGTCCGGCGTGATGATGCACCTGGTGGTGACGTACGACGTCGACGCGACCGCCTTCGAGCAGTGGCTCCGGACCACCTGCTCGGACGGCACGATCACCTACCTCGACGGGGACGGCAACCCGCAGCCCGGCATCCCGGCGGACTCCACCATCGTTCCGTGCCCTGGCGGCACGGGCGGCGACGGGTTCGACGTCGAGACCTGGCCGCTGTGCGTCGTGGACGACGCCACCGGGGACGTCCTCCAGCGCGTGCGCGCCGAGCAGGTCTACGACACCACCGGCACGGCAACCGGAGCACCCCGGTTTGTGGACGCCGTCACCGGCGACGCGGTCACCCTGCCCGCCGGCTCCAGTCTCACGACCTGCCCGGCTGGCAGCTCGTGCTCTGCCGTGCAGGTCACGCAGCTCTGCGACGTGGTGTCCGCCCCGCCGCCGCCCATCCCGATCCCGGCCAGCGGCTTCACCCTGACCGGGAACGTCTTCAATAGCGGTGGCATCCTCGTCTTCTCTCAGGGGAACGTGGCGGTCAACGGCGTCGTCGAACGGACGGTGTCCGGCCTCGTCCCTGGCTTCTCCTACGAGGTGCTGTTCGACTCCGGATGGGGTGGCGGCGGCTTCCCGCTGGGCACCAGGGACGCGATGTACCGGGCCGAGGTGCTGGACGGCGCGACCGTCCTCACCACCCGGGACACCAACCTCTCCAACGGGTCGACCGTGAACGGTCCCCTGACCGCTGATACGCCGCTGGCGTTCACCGCCCCGGCCTCTGGCGCGGTGAACATTCGCTTCACGGACCGGACGGTCGGTGACGGGAGCGGCCGGGATCTCCATATCCGCCCGCTGCCGGTCCAGACCAACGACCCCATCGTCACCGCCACCCCGTTCCTCCGTGCTATCTCGTACGACTGCGACGGGCAGCCGACCGGATCGACGGACTGGGAGCTGGACGGCACCACCGCGTACGTCCTCGACGGCGAGGCTGGGACCTGCCCGACCAGTACCGACGGTGAGGGGAACAGCACGACAGCGAGCGGCCGACAGCTCGTAGAGCGGTGCGGGTGCGACCAGGCGCCGGGCGGCCTCGTCCGGTACATCGAGCTGTGGTCCGTCGACCCAGACGGCGCGGGCGCACCGGTCCTCGTCGGCACGTACGAAGACGGCGACTTCACGTTGCCGTATGAGCCCGTCTCACCGGTCGACTGCCCGGCCGACGCCGTGGTCAGCACGACCCTGACGGGCGCTCGTGCGGTCACGGGCACGGCCCCGCAGGACCTCGTGACCGAGTTCCCGGGCCTCCAGTCCGTGACCCTGATCGTGCACAGCGGAACCGCGCTCGCGACGCTCAGCGCAGGGGTCGATGTGCCGTTCCCGGCCGGGGTCTCCGGAACCTGGTCCGTCGGCGGTGACGGCCTGATGGACGCGGCCTCCTTCGCAGGCGCCGACGCCGGCACGTCGTACCTCCTGCTGTGGACCTACACGGCATAACCACCCTCCAGCGGGGGCCGGATGGCCGGCCCTCGCCCCCACCAAGCGAAGGAGCACGGCATGGCGGGCAAAGCGTGGTGCTGCGGCGGTAGCAGCACCGGAGGAGGCGGCGGCCTCACCTCCATCACGACGGCGGACAGCACCACCGTGGACCTGGAAGGCGACGGCTCTACGGGCGCACCGCTCACCGCCACGGTGAAGGTGCATCCCTTTGAACCGAACGGGCTGACAGCCGATCCTCTGGGGCTGCTGGTGCGGCCCTCGGGCGATGCCGGGAACACCCTCGGCATCGGTAGCGACGGCAACCTGTTCGTTCCGACGCCGCCGGAAACGACCGTCGCGCCCGTCGCCGGTGGCGCCCCGGCCCCGGTGGGTACCGCCCGGTCCGTGGACGTTGACGTGGTGGAGGGCCCCGCCGACACGTTCACGGTCGGCGCGCGGCTGTCCCCGCCGTGGGCGCAGGGCGGCCTCACACCGGTTTCCAGCGCCGGCATGGGCGTGTGGAACCTCGGGGCCGAGCTCGTGGTCCCCGAAGACGGCGTGTACCTGATCGAGGCGTTCGTGGACGGCTACGCGGGCGTCCTCTACCCCCGCAGCACCGCCGACTACACCATCGTCGGTGCCGTAGGCGTGGACGGCACCAGGCTCAAGGCGGGCGTGGTCATGTCCTACAGCTACAACCTCACGGCTCCGGCGGTCATGGGCGGGCCCGAGACCGGCGCGGTCACGTTCACCTACCGCATGCAGCTCGCCGCCGGTCAAAGGGTGCAGGGCTGGGTCCAGTTCAACGGCACCTATGTCTCGGGCGACGGGCTGTCTTCCAACGTGGCCGTCGCGTTCAACAAGATTTCCGACTGAGAAGGGCGGACCGAGATGAGCGTGCGCTATTTCCGCACCTCGCATGGGGTGGCGCAGTACGGCAACCTCACCGACGAGAGGGCCGCGGTGCTCCTGGACGCCGGGCACGAGGAGATCACCGCCGAGGAGTACGAGGCCGCCGTCACGGCCGCCGAGGAGGCCGCGCAGGCGGCCCGTACCACCGCCGTGACGCAGGCCAGCGACGAGCAGCCGAAGGAGACGAGCAGCGATGGCAGGAACGGCCGGAAGCGTCGCCGGTAGGCCGGACGCCGAGCATGACGTCCTGTGCGACGACAACGGCGCCTTTCTGCGCCGGTGGGCCCTGGACGACACCGGGGCCCTGGCCCCCGAGGACGCCACCCTCGACGGCGCCGACTACACCCCTGTCGGGACCGTACGGCGCTGTGAGGCGCCCGCGACCCCGGCGAACCCGCAACTCGACGGCACGCTCCAGCGGCAAACCGGCGCGGGCACCGTCACGATCCCGGCCGGCGCCCGCTCCGTGACGCTGGTCGTCCTCGCCGGGACGGCCGCCGTGGCGATCGGCGGCGGCGCGCCCGTCACCGTCCCTGCCGGCACCTCCCTCACGTGGGGCGTGGACCAGGGCGGGGACACGGGCGAATCCCTCCAGGACGCTTACGCGTTCACCGGGGCCGCCGGGAGTGACTTCCTCGTCAGCTCGACCCGCGAGGTGTAGCTGATGGGGACGGCTGGGGACTACGAGGCGCCGCAGCGCCGTCAGGAGCGCGCCACGGCGGTGACGGCCGCCAACGGCGTGGCCACCTTCACCTGGCCGGCCGGGGCGTTCGCTGCGCCCCCGGTCGTCACCGTCGCCGTGGAAGCCGGGGACGGGTTCCGCTCCGCCCGGATCGCCTCCAACACTTCCGCCCAGACCACCGTCCACGTCCTGGCCGCCGCCGGGGTCACGCTCCTGGGCATCGGCGTGCTGGCGGTCGGCGCCAACGCCTCCGGGGTCACCGTGCACGCCCAGGCCGTGACCGCCTGAGATTCGACAACCGCATACGCGCCGACTGGTTCAGGGCCGGGCGCCCCCTCTTGTGACGCTGCTGGTTGAGGGCCGGGCGACTCCTCCATCCCCTTTTTCGAGGAGCCCCTCATGGCCAACTGCTGCGGCAGCCGCGGCTGCAAGTGCACCGTCACCGCCGGCCCCGGCGTCACGGTCGCCGGCAACGGCAGCCCGTCCGCCCCCTACGTGATCAGCGCTGGCGCCGCGACGCCCACGGTCCTGCAGGCGCAGGACACCCCGACCGTGGACGCCACCGTGTCCGGTACCGGGAGCGCTGGCGACCCGTACGTGGTGAGCGCCGCCGTCATCCTCGACCCCGCCCCGCCTGGTGGCGGATCCAACCTCGCGCATGCGGGACCGGACGGGCTGTACGTGGAGTGCGCCGACGTCAGGCAGTGCATCTCAGCTGGGGACGGCGCCGAGTACAACCCGGCCACGGGCGTGGTGTCCGCCCGGCTCTCCACGGACGCCGACAACGCGACCACCTTCGGCACGGACGGCGGGATCTACACCCCGCCCGCGGCAGCCGCCGACCCGACCGCAGTGCAGGCCGCGGACACGCCCACCGTGGACGTCACCGTGTCCGGCACCGGGAGCGCTGGCGACCCGTACGAGGTGAGCGCCGCCGTCATCCTGGACCCGGCTCCGCCTGGTGGTGGCTCCAACCTCGCGCATGCGGGCCCCGACGGGCTGTACGTGGAGTGCAGCGACGTGCGCAGCTGCCTGACGGCCGGGGACGGCATCGCCTACGACCCGGGCACCGGCGAGATCGCCGCACGTCCCTCCACGGACGCGGGCAACGCGCTCGCGTTCGGTACTGACGGCGGCCTGTACGCCCCGACCAGCGGCGGCGGCACCCCCTCCGTCGTGGAGGGCGGGAACACGCCCACGGCGACGACCACCGTCACGGGGACCGGCGCGGCAGCGGACCCGTACGTCGTGACGACGGACGTCGTCCTCGACCCCACCCCGCCCCAGGGCGGGGCCAACCTCATCGGCCAGGGCGCCGAGGGCCTGTTCATCGAATGTGCCGACGTCCGCAGCTGCCTCTCGGCCGGGGACGGCATCACCTATGACCCGGCCAACGGCGAGATCGCCGCGCAGCCCACCGTCGTGCAGGCCGGCACCGGGACGACGGTCACCGGCACCGGCACGACGGCGGACCCGTACGAGGTGAGCGCTACGCCACCGGAGACGGCCTGCGGCCTCACCGGCGACGGCAGCGCCGGCGCCCCGCTCGCGGCGGCGGTCGCCGCCTGGCCGTACGCCTGCGACGTCGACACGGCCGCCGGCGGTGTGTACTGCGACAGCACCGGACAGCTGCGGGCCGAGCCGCGCGGGCAGATCGCGTTCCAGCAGAACCAGCAGACGCTGGACTTCGCGAACGTCACGGTGCCCACCCCGGAGGACACCGAAGTTGCCACGCACAGCATCGACATCGTCAACCCGGACGCCTGCCGCCCGGCGTTCGTGCTCCTGGAGGCCGAGGCAGACGCGGACTTCAACCTGCCGGCGGGCGCGGGCGCCGCCCTCGGCATGTCCACGGACGAGATGAGCTACCTGCGTAACAGCGGGACGACGACCATTCTCGACACCCACATCCAGGGCACCAAGGTGATCAACGCGGGCACCATCCCGCCGGGCGGCACCCTCACCTACACCCTGCCCATCACGATGGGGCGCGGCTCCGGCGGCGCCACCTACAACCGCGTCCAGTCGTTCGTACGCGCCTTCGTGTTCGTCCTGTAGGAGAGCTGATCCATGGCAGACACCACGCTGTACTACCGGACCGCCGGCGGGGCCCTGGGCAGCCAGGCCGCCAGCGGCGACACCGCAGCAGCGCCCGACCTCCCCGAGGGAGCCACGGAGCTGACACAGGAGGAGTACGAAACCGAACTCGCCACGATTCAGGCGGCCCGCCAGGAGCACGCCGAGGACCTGGTCGCCGCCGACGAGGCAGCCCAGAGCGCGGACTACGAGGCGCTGCGCGCGTCCGGCATCCCGGACGCCACGGCGCGGCGGCTGACCGGCTACACCGGCGAGGCCGCCGACAACTGACCAACCCCCTGCTCGCGGCCGGGCTGACCAGGCCGGCCGCAGCTAAACTGCTGATGTCGCTGGCTTCGGGCCGGACACGCACATGTCGCTGGTTGAGGGCCGGACTCCTGCTCATAGGAGGCCGGCATGTCTTGCCCGCTCATCGCCAACGCGGACGTCATGCGCGTCACGCGACTCGACCAGTGCGGTAACCCCATCCCGGGGGACGACAACGGATACGTCTTCGACTGCTTCGCCAGCCTGGCGATGAACAACAACAGCGACGACGGCGAGGACATCGAGTACAAAGCGGCCAACGGCCGCGTCTGCGGCTACAAGAGGGGCTGCCCGACCTTCCGCGGGTTCGACCTGGAGCTGAACGTCTTCAGCGTGTCCCCGGAGCTGATCGAGATCCTGACGGGCAACCCCGTCGTGCTGGGCTACGACGGCGCCCCGATCGGTTTCGACACGTGCAGCGTCAAGTGTGACACCGGTTTTGGCCTGGAGCTGTGGGCGGAAGTCCTCGGCGAGGCCTGCGCCGAGGGCGCCACCGGCCAGTGGATCTACTTCCTTCTGCCCTGGGTCAGCAACGGCCTGCTGGGCGACCTGGAGATCGGCAGCGAGGCGGTCACCCTCCAGATCACCGGGTCCACCAAGACCGGCGGGAACTGGGGCGTCGGCCCGTACGACGTCATGCCCACCGACGCCACGGGCACCCCGGGGCCGCTGCTCACCCCGCTGGAGGCCAACTGCCACCGGCGGACGTTCATCACGACCACCCCGCCGCCGGCGCCGTCCTGTGACTACGTGCCGGTCCCGGCCTGACGGTCCACCAGCCCAGCCGCGCGGCGCCTCGTCGCGCGGCTGCGCCGTACCCGCCATCGAGGAGGTGAGCCGTGCCGCTCCAGACCACCGCGTGCGAGCCCTGGCCGATCATCCCGTGCTGTGACCTGCCGGACGACGAGGAGACCGTCACCCGGTGGCAGCGCGTGGCCACCCAGATCTTGTGGAGGCTGTCCGGCCGGCGCATCGGTGTGTGCGAGGTGACCGTACGGCCGTGCCGCCAGGCGTGCCTGGACGGCGGCCCCATCTCGTTCCAGGCCGCGGCAGGCACCGGCCCATGGGTGCCGTACATCGGCACGGATGGCGCCTGGCGCAACGCCAGCGTGTGCGGCTGCCGCCCGTCCGGCTGCTCGTGCTCGGAGCTGTGTGAGGTCAAGCTCCAGGGCCCGGTGCACGACGTGGTGCGGGTCAACGTGGACGGCCAGGACCTGGTGCCCGGCGTGGAGTACCGGGTGGACGCGCCGAGCCTGCTCGTACGCCTGGGCGGGGAGTGCTGGCCCAAGTGCCAGGAGATGGCCGAGCCGGAGTTCACCGAGGGCACGTTCACCGTGGTGTACCGGCTGGGCATCGAACCGGACGACTCCGCCATCGCGGCCGTGTCCGCGATGGTGTGCCACCTGCTCAAGGGCTGCCGGGGCAGCGGCTCGTGCGGATGCAACGCGAACAGCAAGATCACCCGACTCCAGCGCCAGGGCGTCGAGATGGAGATGCCCGACCCCACCGTCTTCTACAGCAGCGGCCTCACGGGCATCCCCGAGGTGGACATGTGGCTGATGACGGTCAACCCCGGCCGGCTCACCCGGCCGTCCCGCGTCTACAGCCCGGACTACGTACGCCCGAGGAAGACCACATGGCCCTGATGCTCAACGCCGTGCAGGATGCCGCGGAGGCCGTCCTGGGATGCGTGTGCGCGGCCCTCCAGGACGCCGCCGCCCAGGTGGAGGGCCAGCCGGGATGCCCCTGCCGTTCCTGCCTGGTGCCCGGCCTGGTCGCCTGGGACTCCTGCGACGACCCGTGCAACGCTGCCCCGGCCGGGGGTGCCGGCGGTCAGCTGTCCGTCAACGTGGCCCGCCTGTACGCCTCCACGGACTTTCCCACGGCAGACCGCACCCTGCCCCCGACGCAGACCCGGGGCCGGCTCACCTGCTCGGCGCCGCCCGCGCTCGCGGTGGAGCTCGTGGTCACGCTGCTGCGCTGCGCCCCCACCTTCGACGAGCGCAGCTGCCCGCCCTCCTGCGAGGAACTGGGGGAGACGGCCCGCATCCTGCACACGGACATGGTCGTCGTCCGCAACGCCGTGGAGTGCTGCCTGCCCACGACGGGCGAGCAGCGGCGGGGCCGGGTGGTGTTCGTCGGCGAGACACGCACCGTCGGCCCGGAGGGCGGCTGCGTCGGCCTGGAGCAGCGCGTCACGGTCGCCCTGCCGGGCTGCGGATGCCCCCAGGAGACGACTCCGTGAGCGTGGAGGTGCGGGTGGACCAGGACGCCATCCGCCGGCTGCTGCGGGCCCGTGGCGGCCGGGCCCGCAGAAAGCTCCAGCAGAAGGTGGACCGCGTCGCCCGGATCGCGGAGGCCCAGGCCCCCGGCAGCATGGGCGACTACATCGAGACGGACATTCAGGAGGGTCCGCGCGGCCTCCAGGGCGTCATCATCTGCACCCACCCCAAGGTGCGCCTGGTCCTGGACGGAACCCGCCCCCACCTCATCCGGCCCCGGCACAAGCGCTACCTGCGGTTCGAGGTCGCTGGCGACGTCGTGTTCACGAAGTTGGTCCGCCATCCCGGGACGCGCCCGAACAACTTCCTGGCCAGGGCGCTGCGTCTGGGGCGATAGGTGCGTCAGAGTAGGCGGTTCAGGTGCCAGTTGACGGCGTTCTCGTAGGTAGCCAATTGCCCCTCGATTTGCATCCACAGGGCGTTATCGGAGGCCATCCACTGTTCTTGATTCATGGCGCCTGCCCACACCTGTTCCGAGTCAGCTTGAGCTTTTTGCGTCAAGTCGTGAATGAGTTCCATTAGGTGCTTGGCGAGCTCGTAGACAGGCCGTGCGCCTTCCATGGCGATTTCTGCGCAGGCGTTGTCCAGCGAGATCAGCCGCTCAAGGTTCCGGCGCAAGTGTAAATTCGTAGCCTCCTGCATGAGTTCGAAGCTGCGGCCGGGGTCAAACAGATCTGGCCTGGTTTGCATGAGGTCGTGAATGACCATAAGCCGGGAGGCGTTCTTTAGATGGGTGCGTGCTTCCCGACTCATGTTCCTGTACGCCTCCCTTTGGTGGGGGCGACGTACGGCGTCGACTGCCGCTAGCTGTGCTCCGAGTGCTTGGCGGCGGCCTGCCGCGTACCCGGCGACAGCCGTCAGTAGGGCGGCAGGAACTGCTACGAGGGCGGCGGTGACTGCTGGGTCCACGCGGGCATCTTGCCGTGGGCCGGCCGGTTCCGCCAACGGCCAAGGTCTCGTCGCTGCGCCTCGGATGGTGGTCGGCACCGCTACGGGAGGAGGGGTGGGTCCATGGCTTCCTGCTCGCGCTCGAAGTTGCGCAGCGCCTCCTCCATCTCCTCCTGGTGGTGCTGCATGGCATCCAGCAGGTTCCTGCTCGCGAAGGACCACCCCTTGGACGGTTGAGGGAGCCGCTTACGGTCAAGGCGCGCCTCCATGACGTCTCGCACGTCCTCGATCGCGAGGGCCTGGACCTGGATCACGGCTTCATCGCCGGCAAGGTGGCGGAGCCGCGAGGCTCCGGTGATCATGTGGATTGAGGAGTTGAGGCGCTGCCGGACCTTTCGGTCGCGGAAGCTGAAGATGATGGCGTAGCAGTCCTCAGTGAACTCCCATTGGGGCATCCACCCGTTCAGGCGTCGGTCGCCCATGCGGACCGGTCGCAGGATGGCCAGGAGCTTGGCTGCCGCCTGCTGTTCGGCGGCGGCCTCTCGCCCCCACCGCGAGTCACGCACCACGAAGTAGTTGCCGAGCAGGGCTATCACTGCACCGAGGGGGCCGCCGACCAGGCCGCCGATGATCGCTTCGGACATGTCCTGAGTCTGGCAGTGGGCGCCGCCAGGAAGGGCGGATTCCGCCCTGGGGGCTTACCTGCTGGTGCCCGGCGTTGCGGCGTTGACCGCTTCACGAGCAGCAGAGAGAAACAGTTCAATCTGCTCATCCAGGCTGCGCCTAGTTCTTTCCAGAGATCGATAAGGGCTTTCCCGGCACATCGCGGGGAGATGGCCGAGGGGGATTTCCATGGCCGCAAGCAGGGTTCGAAGTTCGGCCAGGACAGCCATAATCGGGTCGTTCGGTTCGGCCGTGTTGAGGGAATTGAAACGTCCTCGCGCCTCCGGGAGAAGCTGCTGCACTCGGCGATATTGATCCGGGTGGGTTGCCCGCTTTGTGTCGATCAGCCGGTATGCGTAGTGGTAGGTGAAGTTTGCCGCCATGTTGTCTGAGCTTTCCCGGGCGCGGTCGTGCAGTTGCTGTGCGACCGCAGCGACCTCTTCGGGCCCCTCCAGCTTGACCAGCAGCAACTTGTGCCTCAGGTCTGCCTCCAGTGGGTGGTGAGTTGCTGCCTGTTGTTGGAATCCAGCCCAGTCGAGAGAGTCAATCCGCAGGAGTCCCGACGAGTGTTCAGTCAGTGTCATGACTGAATTCAGGAAGGCGGCGTACGTCTCGCGTTGTACGGTGCGCTTCCATTGCAGTCGCTCGTTCTCGCCTTGGGTTTTGACGGCGTCAAGCGCGGCCCTGTAGCTGGCATCTGCTTGCGTCATTCCGGCCTTGGCCGTGCTGTTGACGGCCTTGAGGTTCCAACGGCCGACGAGGACTGCCGCGATGACGCCGGCCGCCGCGACGCCAGCGCCGCCCACGGCCCCCACCCCTTGAAGATCCATGCGGCTGATCATGCCCGGAGCGGTCGCCAGCCGGGAGCGGATCGAGGGAAGCGCGGCCCGGCGCCGGGCTACTCTGATCTGCACGCCGACTGGTTGAGGGCCGGGCGAGGCACGGAGGACGAGGACACACCCCGTGGCAACCAAGAACTTTTCGTTCAACACTGACCCCCACGTCGCCACCGTCAACGGCCGGGACCTCCTGTTCGAGCCCGAGGTCATGGGTGACGCGTACATGGACGCGTTCGCGGAGTTGAAGGAGGCCCAAGCCGCTGCCTCCGGGATCGACCTGGACGACCTGTCGACGCTGGACCCCAGCACGCTACGTGGCGCCACCAGGGGCCTGCGCCAGTTCCTGGGCCGCATGATGCTGCCGGAGTCCGCCCACGACTTCCTGACCGTGGAGGCCGTCAGCCCGGACGGTGCCGTGCTCTCCTTCCACCAGGACTGGGAGGAGGCCGAGGAGGCTGCCGCACAGGTGACCGGCGCCCGCGTCCGGTGGGCCTGGCAGATGCCGGACCGCGTGCTGGTCGACCTCATGGAGTGGGTGACGGAGCTGTACGGGGGCGGCTCCAAGGCCCGCCCTACTGGGCGGTCTGGCGGCTCTGCGAAAGCATCGCCGAGGGCTGGGAAGAGTGGTCCGGCGCGCTCGCGCTCGAAGGCGTAGACCTTCACGCCTGGCCACTGCGCACGATGATCGCCGCGGCTGAGGCCGCGATCGACGCCTCCGCCAAGGACGACCAGGAGCGGGCCCGTAACCGTGCCCGCCTGTACGCGCCGCCCAAGGGCCACGGCAGGCCGGCCGCCGCAGGGGAGCGACCGGCCCGCACGGGCATGAGCCTGGACCAGGTCCAGGCGATGATGGCCAGCGTGGCCGCCGAGGACGCCCAGCTCAACGGCGGTCGCAACGGATAATCTGGATTCACGGCAGGCCCCCTCGCGCGCGGGCCGCCTCTCGCCGACTGGTTAAGGGCCGGGCGCCACCACACACCAAGTGGGGGCCGCCCGGTGGCCGGCGAGGACGAGGACTACGGCAGTGCCCGGATCACCATCGATCTGGACGACGCTGACGCCGTAGCGGATGCCCGGGACCTCGGGCTGCGCATCAAGCGGGCGCTGGACCGCGCCACCCGGGACGTCGGCGAGCGCATCCGGGACAACATCCAGCGGGGCCTGCGGGACGTCCAGGTCGCCGCCCAGGTCGTCCCGGACGTCACCGATTTCATGCCGCGCCTGCGGGCGCTGCTGGCCGGTGAGGTGGTGTCCATCCGAGTCGTCCCGGACCTGGATGACTTCGACGCCCGGATCCGGGCGCACCGGGCCCCTACGGTCACGGTCGATGTCGACTTCGACACCGACGGCCTGACCCGTGCCCTGGGCGGCCTGGCCGGGATCGCCGGCCGGGTCGGCGGCGCGATCCTCGGCGCGCTCAAGTTCGGGGCGATCGGCATTGCGGCCGCCGGCGCCGCCGTGGGGGTGGCCAAGTTCGTGGCCGCGCTGGCCCCTGCGGCCGGGCTGCTTGCCGCGCTGCCCGCCGCTGTCCTGGGGTTCCAGGCTGCCCTGGGCGCCCTCAAGCTCGCCATGGCCGGGGTGAGCGACGCGTTCACCGCGGCCCTGACCGAGGACGCCGAGAAGTTCGAGGAGTCCCTGGAAGGGCTGTCGCCCAAGGCCCAGGCCGCCGCGCGCGAGGTGCGGGCGCTGAAGCCTGCGTTCGAGGAGCTGCGCGCCAGCGTCCAGGACGGGTTCTTCGCCCAGATTGAGGGGCAGATCACCGCCACCGCCAAGGCACTGGGCGGCCCCCTCAAGTCTGGGCTGACCGCGATCTCCAACGCCTGGGGAGCGGCGGCCAGGGGCGCCCTGGCATACCTGCAGAGCGCCCAGGGCGTACGGAACGTCCAGTCCATCCTGGGCGGCGCGCAGGCAGCCGTTGAGGGCCTTGCCGGGACCACCAACGGGCTGACCGCCGGCCTGCTCCAGGTCGCCGGCGTCGTCAGCGAGCACTTCGGGGCGCGGCTGTCGGACCGTATCGACAGCCTGGGCACACGGTTCGGGACCTGGCTGCAGAACATCGCCCAGGGCGGCCAGGCCGTGGCCTGGGTGGAGGGCGCGCTCACCACCCTGCGGCAGCTCGGCGACGTCGCGGGGAACGTCGCGGACATCTTCGGCGGCCTGTTCCGGGCGGGGGAGGGCGCCGGCGCGGGGGTGCTCAACAACCTGCGCGAGATCACCGGCGCCGTCTCGGAGTTCGTCAACTCCACCCAGGGGCAGGACGCCCTGGGCAACATCTTCGGGACGATTGGCCAAGTAGCGGCGCAGCTCGGCCCGATCATCGCCGCCCTGCTGTCCAACCTGGGGCAGATCGCGCCGGCGCTGGCGCCGATCTTCCAGCAGCTCGGCCCGGTGATCGTCCAGACGATCAACCAGCTCGGTTCCGCCGTCCAGGGGGCGCTGCCGCACCTGGCGGTCGTCTTCGAGCAGCTCGGTGCCGCCGCGCTGTCCCTCGGTCCTGCCCTGCCCCCGGTGGCCGCTGCCGCGGCTGCGCTGGCCCGTAGCGCCGCTGACCTGGTGGCTGCCCTGGCCCCTGCGGTGACCCTGGTCCTCCAGCTCCTGGGCCCGTTGGTCAACTACGCGGCGCCCGTCCTCGTCGCCGCGGCGGCCACCCTCGGCCTGGTCAAGGCCATCAAGACCGCCGTGGCCGTGTTCCGGCTGCTCCAGGGGGCGTGGCTGGCCCTCAACGTGGCGTTCGCGGCCTCCCCGATCGGCGTGATCGTGGTCGCCGTCATCGGCCTGGTGACGGCGCTCTACCTGCTCTACCAGCGGTACGGCGCCGTGCGGGCCGTGGTCGACGCGGTCGGAAACGCCCTGAAGACCGGGTTCCTCGCCGCGGTGAACTTCGTGAAGGAGGCGGCCCTCGGGATCGCCGACTTCTTCGTGAGCGCGTTCGAGTCGACGCGCTCGGCCGTGTCGTCCGGGATCGACGCCGTGGTCGGCTTCTTCACCGGCCTGCCGGGGCGAATCGTGTCCGGGCTGTCGTCCCTGGGCTCGACCATCGGCCAGTTCTTCGTCGGTGCGTTCGAGACAGCCAAGGCCGGCCTGTCCGTCGCGACGCAGTCGGTGGTGGACTTCTTCGTGGCCCTGCCGGGCCGGATCGTTGCCGGGCTGGCCGCCCTGCCGGGGTTGCTGCTCAGCGCGTTCACCAGCGCCGTCGCGTATTTGATCATCGGTCTGCTGACGATCGTCGCCGGGATCGTCTTCGTCTTCACCGAGCTGCCGGGCCGGATCTACAACGGGCTGCTGTCCCTGGGAGCGCTGCTGATCAGCGCTTTCGTGGCCGGGTTCAACGCCGTCACGGCCACGGTGTCCGGCTGGATCTCGGCCACGGTGGCGTTCTTCCAGGCCCTGCCCGGGCGAGTGGGCGGCGCCCTGGCGTCTCTGGGCTCCTTCCTGCTGCGGAACTTCGTGTCCGCGTTCAACTCGGCGCGGTCCACGGTGTCCGGCTGGATCTCGGCCACGGTCGGGTTCTTCCGTGCCCTGCCCGGCCGGATCGCGTCCGCGCTGTCGTCGCTGGGCTCGTTCCTGCTGCGGAACTTCGTGTCCGCGTTCAACACGGCGCGGTCGCGGATCACGTCGTTCATCTCCCAGGCGGCCAGCTTCTTCCGCCAGCTGCCCGGCCGGGTGGCGTCCGCGCTGTCCGCCCTGCCAGGGCGGATCGCGTCGGCGTTCACCAGCGCCGCCAGCAAGGCCCGGTCCGCTGTCTCGTCGCTGATCTCCGGCGTGGTCTCTCTCTTCCGTGGCCTGCCGGGCAAGATCCTCAGCGCTATCGGGAACATCGGCTCCCAGATCATGGCCAAGGTCAAGTCCGGCATCCCCTCCAGCGTCCGGAAGTACCTGCCGTTCGCACGGGGTGGCATCGTGCTCGGCCCCACCCACGCCCTGATCGGTGAGGCCGGGCCCGAGGTCGTCATCCCGCTGACCGACCCGAGGCGCGCGGCCCAGCTCGCCCACCAGTCCGGCCTGCTGGGCATCCTCGCCGGCCAGTCCCGCGCGCTGGCCGCCTCGGCCACCGCCGCAACGACCACCAGCAGCGCCTCCGTAGGGAGCGCCGTCTCCACGCTGCGCACGCTGCTCGCCGGGATCGGCCAACTCCTGGACGGCGTGGGCACCAACGTGGTGCAGGGCATGGTGGACGGCATCCGCAACAACGCCGGCCAGGTGGCCGCCGCCGCGGCGGCGATGGCCGATGGCGCGGCCGTCGCGGCCCGGGACACCCTGGACATTCACAGCCCGTCCAAGATCTTCGCCCAGATCGGCAGGGACACCGGCAGGGGATTCGTGGAGGGGCTGACGGGCACGGAGGCCCAGATCAAGGCCACCGGCGAGCGGGTGGTCAAGGGCATCATCAAGGCTTTCGAGAAGCTGAAGAAGTCCAAGGCGGACGACTGGCTGATCTACTTCATCGACCGGTCCAACCAGAACCTGCGGCGGCTGGCCGGGGAGCGGGACGCGCTGGCGAAGCGGATCGAGGAGGCGAACAAGTTCGCCGCCGACACCAGCAAGGCCGCGCTGGACGCGTTCAGCCTGAGCAAGCTCACGCAGGGCCAGGAGACTCTCACCTCCAAGGGCCTGGCCAAGAGCCTGGAGGACGCGGTCCAGCGGATGAGGGACTTCCGCGCCGACCTGGACAAGCTGGCCCGCCGCGGCCTGAGCAAGGACCTGCTGCAGCAGATCATCGGCATGGGCCCGGAGCAGGGCGCCCAGCTCGCCGACACCCTGGCCAGCTCCACCAAGGACAGCCTCAAGCGGCTCAACCAGTTGCAGGGTCAGCTGTCCAAGGAGTCCACCGCCCTGGGCAAGACCAGCGCGGATGTGCTGTTCGACGCGGGCAAGAACGCCAGCAAGGGGTTCCTGGCCGGCCTCAAGGCCGAGCAGAAGAGCATCGAGAAGTACATGGTGGAGATCGCCCGCAGGGTGCAGAAGACCATCCGGGACGTCCTCCAAATCCGGTCTCCTTCGCGCGTGATGATGCGTCTGGGCCAGATGACCGGGGCCGGCCTCCAGGTGGGCCTGGCCGCCCGCATCTCCGGTATCGCCAAGACCTCGGCGGCGGCGGCCCGCGCGGTCGTGGACGCCGTGAGCGGCCAGTTCGACCTGCTGCCCGGGCGGGTTACCTCGAGCCTCGCCGGCGTCGGCGGCCTGGGCGGCGAGGTCATCCCCATCACACGGGCCCAGCGCTCTGGCGGCCGCTCCGGGGGCGGGCCGGGCG